AAGCTGGCTTCGAAAAAATCGAAGCTAGCTATTTCAACTTTAAGGTGGGCAAATGAGAATAGGTAGATTTATAAATTGGTTAAAGAGAATGTTAGGTTATACAGATCCTTTTGAGGAGATTGATTATGATGAAGAAGAACTGCCGCCCCATGTAAAAGAGTTTATGAGAAAGGATTTACGAAAGCCATGAGAGATTGGACTCCCAAAAGAACTGTAGCTAATGGTATGAAATGGTCTGCAGGTTATGAACACAGAGATGGTGTAGGTGAACATAAAACTCAAGAAAATATGTATGATGAAAATGTACGCAAACTTGAGTTTAAATTTGATATAGAAAAATTAAAAAAAGCTCTTAATGAAGTGCTAAGATTATCTGATATTAAGAGACTAGATCAAATTTGTCTAACATATGCACCAACCTTTCCACCACATCCTGATGGTCATGAATATCAAGGTGCAGGTTCATTAATATATGAGTACTATAAATCCAAAGATGGTGTAAAAAGTAGACCAAGGCCCGAAGGTGAATATCCTCCAGAAATTTCATTTACTGATTTTGTTCCAAAATTTAAACACACATATTTTTATGATGTATGGAAAACATTATCTACAAAATATAAACTTGGTAGAATGAGATTCATGAAACTTGTTCCTACACAATGTTATACGTGGCACATGGATCCAACAGAGCATATACACGTACCTATTATAACTAATCCTGGTAATAAATTAGTTATAGGTGACAATACATATTTTTTACCAGCTGATGGTAGTACCTATCAAACAGATACAACTAAATTACATACCGCATTTAATGGTGGAAGAGAAGACAGATATAATTTACTAATAAACATTTTAGACGGTATGAGCACTGAAGAAATTGAATTAGAGCGTTCTCAGTGGTGCTTAGATGTTGATGTGATCAGGTATAATTTTTATGGCGAATAAACTATCTGAGACTTTTTGCATACATCCATGGATTAATCTTATGGTCAGCCCGCCAGGTACATACAGCTTCTGTTGTGTAGCTACTCAAGGTGCCCTTTCACAAATAACAGATGATAATAACAAATTATTATATGCAAGTAAGAATACACCAAACGAAGCTTGGAATGCAAAGTCTTTGCGTATGGTAAGAAAGGCTATGCTTGATGGTGAGAAATTAGATGCTTGTGGAGTATGTTGGAAGCAAGAAGAGATGGGTAAAGAAAGCTATAGAGAAAGACATAATAAGGAATGGATACAAAGGTTAGGCAAACCAGAAGTTGAAAGAAGAGTGGCTTACTCTTTAGCTAATGACTATGCAGTTGATACACCTCCAGATTACTTAGACCTAAGATTAGGTAATCTATGTAATCTTAAATGTAGAATGTGTAATTTATTTAATAGTAGTCAGATTGAAAAGGAACATATTAAGTTAAGACAAAATAATATGTATGCTGATATATGGACACGACTGTACCCTAATACAGATATCAATGGTGCACCCTATGATATGAACTGGGTTAATTATGAAGGGTTTTGGAAGAATTTAAATAAGTATATTCCATCTCTAAAAAAAGTTTATTTTACAGGTGGTGAACCAACACTATTGGAAACACCATACACATTTATGGATGAAATGGTATCCCATGGAATACAAGATAAAGTAGATATTATGTTTAATACAAATTGTACTAATGTCCAACCAAAGTGGTTGGAACAATTATCTAAGTTTAGACGCGTACAAATAAATGGAAGCATAGATGGTGTTGGAGTAATGAATGATTATATAAGAGCACCATCAAATTGGAAAAAGATTAGAGAGAACTTTATTAAGATTGCAAAGTTACCTAACGTACATATTGGTATAAGTCCTGTTATACAGATTTATAACATTTTAGATGTAGATAAAATACTAGAATTTGCTGAAGAGGTAAGTCATATAATTGGTAAGGTTGTAGATGTTGATTTTCTCTTATGTGTACATCCACCATATCTAGATCCATCTAACTTACCGGATAGGGTTAGAGATAAGGCTTTTATAAAGTTACAACGCATTCAAGACTCATGGATTTACAAACAATCTGAGAAAAATGGTAACTCTATTAAAAATTCTGTTGACTCGTACCTAACTTTATTGGAACAAGAAAGACATCCTGATTGGAAAAAGAATATGGCAGACTTTTGGAATATGACTGCAATACAAGATAAACATAGAAACCAATCGTTTGAAAAAAGTATACCAGAGCTATATGAATTATTAAAATGATTAGAAATCAACCGCTTAAAGAAATAAATTCAACCGGTCATACATATATGATGTGGATGGTTAATGATATATGTCCCTTTAAATGTTGGTATTGTCCTGAAGGAACATGGGGTGGTAACAGTATCACAGAAAAACATTATACATGGGACGAATGTTCACATGCAGTAGATGTTATATGTGATCACTATGAGAAAGGTTGGTTTTTACTAACAGGTGGTGAGCCCACTAACTGGATATATTATACTAATTTATTACATAAGTTACACAATAATCCTAATTGGAATGCTATGACAATAACTAATTTATCAAGGAAGTTGTCTTTTGTAGAAAAATATGTACATCTTAATACACAAGTTTCTTGTAGTTATCATCCAAACGTAATAAAGACCGATAAGCAAAGAGAGTTATGGTTTGATAAAGTCAATGCTATTAAAGATAAAACACTTACAGCTGTTAGAGTAATGATGGATCCACAACATTGGGATCATTGTTTGGATGTCTTTAATAGATTTAATGATAGTAAACTATATGTTGAGCCTGTAAGAATAAGTAATTATATAGATGGTTATGATATTAATACACATGAAGCTGGAGTAGATTTAGAATTTAGCTACACAGATGAACAATTATATATTTTAGATAGGCTTGAGACTAAGCGTGGTTCTGATTATTTAAAGAAAATATATGAGATTGATCCATTAGAAACTACACTAACATATGTAGATGGTGTAACCGATAAATTTAAGAGTATTGAAGCATGGTCAGCTTTAAGTGATTTGGATCGAGCTAAAAGATCAAAATTTAAAGGTTGGGATTGTGATATTGGTTTAAACAGTTTATATATTGATCCTAAGGGAGATATAGCAAAGTCGGTTTGTAAGGGTGCAAGGAAACATATGATATCTTCATTTAAAGATATAGATAATATAGTTTGGCCAGATGGACCTAGTGTATGTAATTATGAATGGTGTTTTTGTGATCCTGAATGCCTTATTTCAAAGAGAAAAAAATGAACGAAAGATCTAAAACATTTTGTATAAAGCCATGGGTTCATATGGCAACATATACTTCTGGTGAAGCTCTTATGTGTTGTGTAGCTAGAGAGGCTGCCGGTAACCTTAACAAAGATACTATACAAGATATATGGAATAGTAATCATTATAAGCAGGCTAGATTAAAGATGCTAAAAGGTGAAAAAGTTTCAGCATGCACTAAGTGTTATGATGAAGAGGACAGTGGTATTCATTCACATAGATTAATACAAAATTATTTATGGGAAGAAGTTGAAAGTAATAATGAAGGCCATATTGGTAAGCATGGTATGGATAGATTAATTGCTGAGACTAGGGAAGATGGATATCTACATGCAGAACCCATATCATTTGATTTTAGATTAGGTAATACTTGTAATTTACAATGTGTGATGTGTGGACCTAAAGATAGTAGCAAGTGGGTTAGCTTAGCTAAGAAGCTAGGACAAATTGATGAATGGGATACAAGTAAATTTGATTGGGTTGAAAATCAAGATTTTTGGAATGAACAGTTCTTACCGTTACTACCTAATATTAAACATCTAATTCTTGCGGGTGGGGAACCTATGTATCTTAAACAACACGTTCCTCTTTTAGAAAAAATAGTAGACACAGGGTATGCTAAGAATATAAAAATAAGATATCATACTAATGCAACAATTATACCAAGCAACAGAATACTTGAACTATGGAAGGAATTTAAATTTATAGATTTAACTATGTCTATAGATTGTTATGAAGAGAAAAATAGTTATATAAGATACCCAGATCGTTGGGAAAATATTCTTGATACCTTACACATGGTAGATGGTGCACCAAACAATATTGGACCACGCTTAAACTGTACTGTAAATGCTCTTAACGTAATGTATATTCCTGATTATGTTGACTGGGTAATTAAACAAAAATTTAAAAAGTTATCCCAAAATGGAGCGCAAGGTGGTATACCATTTATAGGTTATGTACACGGTCCAACATATTTAAATTGTAAGGTGTTGCCTGAACATATAAAACAAGCTATAGTTGATAAATATGATAATTGGTATAAACAATTTGATAAGTCTTGGTATGGTATAGAAAGAATAATTGGTATAAAAGACTTTATGTTAAATGAAGATAAATCTAAACATTTTGATAAGTTTAAAAGTTATATTCTAAAACTTGACTCTATAAGAGGTACAAACTTTGCAAAAACGTTTCCGGAGTTAAATGCTTTAATATGAAAAAAGATGAAGTTATTGAATATGTAATGAAAGACAGAGATGGTAACAAGCACTCTTTAGTCTATTATCTTTATCCCACTCCCTTTAGAAGCAAGTGGATTGAACTTGTAAATAAAAATCTCAGCAATCCTGAACATAGCATATATGCATCCTTGGTTAATCATACTTTTGATGACCTTCCTCAAAACACAGCAGACTTAAAACAGTGTTGTATATGGCTCAATGAACATAGTTATGGACCTAAGTTACCAGTATACGATACGTATGATAATATAAAATTAAACAAGCTACATGAATTATTTGAGCACTGGGGTACTATAAGAGATTCTAAAAAAGAAAATTTTCGTGATATAGAAAACTATTGGTTTAAATTAAATGAGCTTATTCATAGATGTGAAGATGTTCTAACTGCAAAACGATTAAATACACATTTAAAAATGGGTGGTGTGATTGATATACACCCATTAGGTTTACATAATGATCTTACAGAAGATGATAAGTTATTATTGACTACTGAATTCAAATGGGGTGAATTATTTTTAGGATACAACACACATGGTAAAGATTATCTTACAATAATGCAAACTAATGATATAAGAGCTATTGATAATGATGAAGTTAAACCACAAATTAGATACGCAGCCGAAAGTTGGCAATACTTTGGTATGGAGAATATACCAATAGAAGGAGCACAATCATTTAGTAGATGGTACGAAGCATTGCCAGAAAAAACTAAAAAGAAAATACCTTTAAATAATCTAACATTAGGAAGAATTATATTAGGTAAATTAATGCCTCATATGACACCATCATGTATGGATGTTGATAAAAATCTTTTACATTGGGAGGTAGCAAATCATTCATGTAAAGATGTGTGGAATAAAAAATATTATTCTACCTTTGTAGATGTTGAAGAAATAAAATTTCACCAATTGATACCTGATGCAGTTGAAGATTTTATTGTGGAAAATAAAAAATATTCGTGGAGGCCAAATATGAAGGCCCAACCTAAAAATTTATTTGAAAGTGATTGGCCATGGGCTCCTGTTGATCCCTTTCCAAATTGGAATCAAAGAAGAATAGAAGAAGAGTTGCTTAGAGTTGATTCGTTATTCGTACCACATAGAGCTAAAGATAAGATTCATAGTTATTCACATGAAGGCTGGAGCTCTCTAACACTTCATGGTATTAGTAGAGATAAAACAGAAAGTCATGAACAATATGGTTTTAAAACAGAAGAAGAAGCAAATTATCATTGGATAGAAAATATACCATGCCCATATATTATAGATCTTATGAAGTCATTACCTTTCAAGACATATGGGAGAGTGAGAATAATGAAGGTAGCACCAGGTGGTTATATTATGCCACATAATGATACACCAGACGGTGGTGATTATAAGAGATTATTTGGCCCAATGAATATTGCTTTCACACAACCTATCAATTGTGAATTTGTTATGGAAGGTGTTGGCTTACTTCCATTTAGACCAGGCAAGGGGTTTATACTTGATATAGGCCACAGACATTGTATAGCCAATAAGTCTAATAAGAACAGATACCATGCTATTATTCATGGCCTATATAATGATAATGTTAAGGAGATTATAAAATAATGTGGACCATATATACTAGAGAGGCCTGTAACTATTGTGACATGGCTAAAGCTGAGATGGATAGGCTTGGTATAAAATATAAAGTTATAAAGCAAAGTGAACATACCGTAACAGAGCTATCCGAGAAGTTAAACAAATCTATGTTTACCTACCCTCAAATATTTGACGAGAAAGGTAATAAAGTAGGTGGGTTTGATAATTTATTAGATTATACAGAACAGATGGATTAAAATTATGAGTGTGAGTTTTGAGATTATCGATTCTAAAAAAGATAAAAAAGATAAAGGAATCGAAAAGAATGAATTAGATAGAAATGCAATGGGTGGTACAGAGCTAATGAAATATGCTCTCTATGACAAACTACCTAAAGACTTATTAGATAAGTTTCAGATTATACCTTCACGTGTAAGAGATATAGATCCTGATCGTATTCCAATACTATGGAACCATGATCTTGCTGGTGATCCAGAAACAACACATCTAAAAGATGTAAAAGCTGAAGACTTGAAGTTTAAAAAATTAGTATTTGTTAGTCATTGGCAGCTACAACAATTCAAAAATTATTTAAATGTACCTTATAGTAAAAGTATAGTATTGCAGAATGCAATAGATCCTATACCAGAACATAAGAAACCTGATGATGTAATTAATATATGTTATCATACAACACCTCATAGAGGTCTGGAACTTCTTATTCCTACATTTAAAGCATTACATAATCAACATTTTAGAAAGATGGATAAGCCTGTACATCTTCATGTGTATTCAGACTTTAACATATATGGATGGCCAGAAAGAAATAAACCTTACATAAAACTATTTGATGAATGTAGAAACGATCCTAATATTACATATAATCATACATTAACAAACGAACAAATGAAAAAAGAATTGGAGAAGATGCATATCTTCGCATACCCATCAATATGGCCTGAGACATCATGTATAGCACTTATAGAAGCTATGTCAGCAGGTTTATTGTGTGTTCATAGTGCATATGCTGCATTGCCAGAAACAGCAGCAAACTGGACTATGATGTATCCAATAACTGAAGATCACAAAGAGCATTGTAATATGTTCGCTGATAATTTACTTAGTGCTGTTAAAGTTGTTGATCAGCAATTTATGCAAGATAGACTTAATATGCAGCAAAGATATACTAATGGTTTCTACAATTGGGATACAAGAGCTATGCAATGGGAAGCAATGTTGAAAGGAATATTAAATAATGAGTAGTATACAAGAATGGGCAAAGCATGAGGAAGAGTTAAAACAAACTTCAAGATTACAAGTTAATTTACACTCTTGGGAAGAAGGAGATATACTTCACTACTATCAAGATATGATGGTTATGTTTGAAGAACTCAATAGTGATGAAATAGTTCTATCTAATAGAAATAGAAGAATAATAGAAAACGCACACTTATCTTTTCAAAAGATATTTAATACCACCAAAGTCGGATAAATAACTACATGCTTAAACCAACACCAACAACTATGTTAATAGGACAATTTGTAGCACAGTTATCTGTTATACCTATGATAATTTATGCCACAGGTTGGCAATGGATTATATGCGCCATAATGTATTTTGGTATTATGACGTTTGGTATTACTATGGGGTATCACCGTTATTGGTCTCATAGGTATTTTACATGTAATAAGTTTTGGGAATATGTAATGTTGTTCTTTGCTCATATAATGATGGTAGGTCCAGCAATAGCTTGGGCAGCACAACATATTGAACATCATAAGTTTGTCGACAGTCCAAGAGACCCACATTCACCTGCACATAAAGGTTATTTGTATTGTTATTTTTTACAATCACTAGAAGCACCTAAAATTAAATATGCACATCATTTGTTGAGAGACCATACGTGTAAAATACAATTTGATTATTATTGGGAGTTTCTTATAGTGTGGGGTGTTGTGTTAGCTGTGCTTGATCCGTTTGCATTAATTTATGCATGGTTAGCTCCTGCTGGCTTTGCTAAATTAGTAGGTTCATTTATATTTACATATGGACATCATAGCGGTCGACCACATAACAATACACTATTAGGATTATTGACTTCTGGAGAAGGCTTTCATCAAGTTCACCACCAATACGAAGATAGAGTGCAGTGGAATAAACTTGATATCGGAGGTCAGATCATCAGGAGAATAGGCAATGTTACGTAAAAGAGATTTGCCGGTATGTGTTCCACTTCCAGGTATTAAATTTGACATAGAAAAAATGAAACAAGAGTATAAAGCTCTTGATCATATGTTTCGTAATTTGTTTGAAGAGAATGAGGGTATTACTGATGCCCACAATCAAGAATTTCTAAAAGATTTAAACTCTAATGAGTTTTTAGAAGTAGCATTAACAGGTTTAGATCCATCTATTGATAAAACAAACATCAATGATTATAATCACGATTATAAATCAAAACATAATAAAATAAGTCATCCTGCTTTTGATGAAGGTAATTGGAACCATAAATTAGAACACTATAAAGGTAGCTATTTTGAGCATGCCATAGAGAGTCAATTTAAAGCAGAGGCAGTAAGAGTAAGAGTACACAAGTTATTTCCAGGTAAAGAAATAGCACCACATATTGATTATGATCCATCATATGCATGCCGTGTTATTATACCTATAGAAGGTACAGATGGTATAACTAATGTCTTCTGGGTAGGTAAAGAACGTCAAGAATATTTTTTACATGCCAATGGATCAGCATATTTTTTAAATACTGGATACAAGCATGCAGTATATCATAATGGAGATAAAGATAGAATTGCTCTCGTAGCTACATTTACTACACAAGAGGATTTTCAATCTATAGCACTTAAATGAAACCTATTCCTCCTCATAAAATAATACCCTATCAACCATTCTATCATAAAGATGATGTTGAAAGGTTTAGAGATTTATCTTTTAAAGAAGGTAATGATTCACTTGCTCGTGATAAGTTTGAACTTGAAGGATTTATGGGACAAGTGTGGCTTGTATATGTAGATGAAAAGTTGATTGGTCTTAGTGCTGTTGAAGCTAGCCACTATACAGGTGATCCTACAGTAGCTGCTCGTGTAGTTAGACTCCATGTATTAAAAGAATATAGATCCACTGCATTTGGTTTAATTCTTCTTCCACATCAAATGAGATGGTGTAGGAAAAAAGGTTTTAAAATTATGTGGTGGTCTATAGATATAGATCAGAGAGCCTTAAATGCTGTATATCAGAAGAAACATTTTCCAGTGTATACACAACACAAGGATATGTGGGATGGTTGGTTCCAAGATTTAGTATTTGATAAGAGAATGATATTCCAGGTTGATCCTAGATCAGACTTATTGCAATTTGTGTATTACTTTAAACTTGAAGAAGGGTATAAATGGAAACCTAAGTCTAATATGTTCTATTATTATCATAATGGAGATGTAGAAGAAATTAAGCGTATGCGCCCGTTTTTGTCTCAGACTCCCATTGATCTCGCAACTTGAGAAAATCATTAATATGATCATCTCTCTTCTCAACAAATACTTGAGGTTCATCAGATTCTACAGCAATAATTGTTACTAATTGACTTACAGGTATATCAGTCATTTCTTCAAACATAACAGCATATGCAGACTCCTGCATAAAGTAGTTAGTAATCCAATCACGTTTTTTTCTTTTAGATGCTGTCTTAAAATCTATAATAGAAACTTTACCATCATACATACCAACTAAATCAACTCTGCCAGCTACTCTAAGCCAATTACTATACAATGGTACTTCTAAACCATACACCTCAGTTAGTCGTGTATCTAATACTGGTTTAATTTGTTTGAATAGAAAGTGATTAATAGGTTCTATAGTACCATAGTCTAGCTCAACATTGTTTAGATAATCCTCACATAGTTTATGAACCTTAGTACCTCTTCTGGCAGCCGTGCTTGAGATCTTGTTAGCTTCTTTTTCACCAACTCTTTCTCTCCATGCTTTAATACCATCTCTAATTGCAAGAGACGTAACACTAGTTACAGAAGGAAATTTAAGACCATCTGGTGTTACGTAATGTCTTTTACCATTTATATTTTCTGTAGCTAACTCTTTAAAGTTTAAATCTTCTTTATGAGGAAACATTAGAAATCAGCATTCTTATTCATAGTGTTTTTTCTACTCTTATGTTTCTTATCAATGTTTCGGAGTATATCTCTAAAGCTGTCATCAGGCTTACGTAAACCATCAGTACCTGAAACAATTTTAGGCATGCCTAATACTTGTTCCATATGAGGATTGTCTTTAAGATACTTATCGCGTTCAGCAATAGTTATTCTTTTTTCAAAGACCTCCCCAGTCGTTGTATCTTTAAAATCGTATGTAGGCATTTTATAATCCTAGTTCTGGGAACGCTTTACTTACAACGCTTTTACTTACACCTTTAATCTCTCTGTCTTTCATTTGCAGCATTAGTTCTGCATCTGCTGGTTCAACAGATTCTAAGATTTGTACAAATAATTGTTCGCGTCTCATTTGTTGTGCATTAGGTTGCACAGGTTTACCATCCATAGCTATGAAATAACCAAAGTTCTTTATCTCATCTATTAATCTACCTTCACTGTCTGTATCTGGATCCAAAGGTTTATATGGAGGTATTCCAGGAGGTAGTAACCAGGATATTTTAGGATTGTATGCTAATTGAAAAATACCATGAAGATGTTGTTTTGTATCTTCTGGCAGAGCTTGTAATGCTTCTACTTTCAAGGTAACATTTTTAGTTTTTCTAGCTGCTGTTAAGGCCTCAGCCATACCTATTGTGTTTCCACTCATTTTTAAAACTCGCTTATATCTTCCATTAAATGTTTCAGTTTATGTTTAATAAAATAGTTAAACATTTTATCTCTCCCTTTGTCTGGGACTTCAAAGCTATTTATGACTTTTTCTTGAATGTCTTTTGGGATGTATTCAAGATCAATAAGCATCCTGTTTCTAATCCATCCACGTTTTATTTCTTCATCTTCAATACTATTCTGTACTAAAGTTATATCATCACCTTGAAGTTTGTCCAGATATTTAGCTCGTAATGGTTTCTGTCTCACACCATTAACAAAACATGCATCTGGTGAAATAAAGTTAGGTATACCATCACCTCTATCACCTTTAGCAATATGTTCTATTAAATATCTTTTAGGATTTTTATCTTTAAGCCACCTCTTATGTACAGGATCATATTGTTTAACATTTTTATACTTATGTAATTGAATAAAGTCTTTATCACCAGACAATATTAGTGTTGGTTCATCATGCGTAGTATCACCAGTATTATGTGTTTGTTCTCTAAGTTTACATAATGTACCAATAACATCATCAGCTTCAGCTGTTTCTATTCTTATAACTTTATAAGGAAAGAACTCTTCAATCTCATCTCTTACCTTATTAAGTGTATTAAATACAGTTGACCAATCTACTGCAGACTCATCTCTATACTTCTTACGGTTAGCTTTATAATATGGAAAGCGTTCACGTCTCCAGAAGTTTTTATCATCACAGCATATAACTAATTCACCAAACTTGTCTCCAAATTTAGTTCTATTTGATCTCAATGTATTAAGTATCATATGCCTGAATAAATTTTCATCTAGTTCAACATTTTTATTACCTCCAACTTGTACCATTAAGTTAGAGATCATCACTTGGTTTAAATCTACCAATATCATATCATTCTCCTTATCTAATATATTATATTATATCTAACCCCGCACAAAGTCAACATAAAAAAAAAGTTAAATTAACTGTTGACTTATGATAATGATTATGGGACTATAATAGTATGAAAAGGGATAATAAAAAAAATGGATTAAATAGAGTTTACACCACAAAAAGCGAAAGTAGGTTCTCCCTATATGAATTGAAATCTATGGTGCAGCAAAGTGATATAGGGAACTTCTGGAGAAGTCCAGTTCAGAAGTTTGAGCGAGGGGGACGCAGCCCATTTAATAAGGCCTGGCATTTTTTTAAATTAACTGTTGACATAAACAAAATTATGGAGATAATAATCTCTGTAGATTCAATGAAAAGGAATAATATATTATGGCACATCAAGTAGAAACAATGGCGTACGCCGGCGAGACACCTTGGCACGGATTGGGTACAAGAGTATCAAACGATCTTAGTGTAGACGAGATGTTAGAACAATCAGGTTTAAATTGGAAAGTGAGAGCAATTCCAGTAGTTGGTAAAGCTGACGGGATTGAAATAAAATCAGACCACCAAATGTTAATTAGAGAGTCTGATAATAAACAGCTTACTATGATTACAGATAAATGGAATCCTGTACAAAACCAAGAAGCATTTGACTTCTTTAGAGAATTTGTAGATGCAGGATCTATGGAGATGCATACTGCGGGATCACTTCAAGGTGGCAGATGGGTATGGGTACTTGCTAAGATATCTGAATCATTCGAATTGTTCGGTGGAGATAAAGTAGACAGTTACTTATTATTCTCTAACCCACATATATATGGTCGTGGTGTTGAGATTAGATTTACTCCAACAAGAGTTGTATGTAATAACACACTTAACTTATCTTTAGGTAATGCTACAGATAACAAAGTTAGATTAAACCATAGATCAACATTTGATGCTGAAATGGTTAAAGAGGCTTTAGGTATTGCATCTGAGAAAATGTCTAAGTATAAAGAAATGGCTCAGTTCTTAGGTTCTAAAACTTATAAAACTGAGAACGTAGCTGAGTATATGAAAAGTGTATTTCCAGGTTATAGTAAAAAAGATATTGCTCAACCAGAAACACTTACTGAAGCTCAGATTGCTTCTTTAGGATTATCAAGAAATGCAAAAGGTGCATTAGATGTCTTAGAAACACAGCCTGGTGCAAACTATGCTCCTGGAACTTGGTGGAATGCTTATAACGCATGTACTTATATGACAGACCATGTTATAGGTAAGACTCAAGAGTCAAGATTAACTTCAGCTTGGTATGGCTTAAACAAAAGTGTTAAAGTTAAAGCATTAGAAAAAGCTGTAGAATACGCTGAGGCTGCATAAATAATTATATGCGACTTTTAACAATAATACTTTTAGTACTTACATTGTCCGGTTGTTTTCTTACAACCGGCTTTGTAGTATTGGCACAAGAGATGCAAGGTCCTCCTGATATGCAGGCGCCTGATCCCTTACCACAACCCAAACCAAGAAAACGTAGCTATGGTGAGGTGTTTTATGTTACAAAATCCATGATGTGTAATGATACTGATGTGGTAGAAAATTATTTGTTACATACATGGGGCCAAGTAAGCTCGAGCTTTGGTCTTCATAGAAATGAGATGGGGGCATATCAAATGTTGACTGCTGTTTATGTTAATCCTCAAACATTAACATTTTCAGTTGTTGAACAACAAACACAAGGTCTTTCATGTATTGTTAGTACAGGAGAGTATTGGACATCTCAACAACCTGATATACAGTTTTGATAAGTAGTTACATATAATATAAAGGAGAAAAATTATGTGGGAACATTATTGTAAAGTAGAAAAAACATTAATAGAAATTGGTGACGGTGAAGAATGTAATTGGTGCGGACTGACTGAAAGTACAGATCCTGTAGCCGTTAGTGAAGATACAAGAGTTATGTTAAATGAAAAAACAGATCTACCTCATTTTAAAGAAGGCTAAATGACAATACAAATAGTACAATTAACAGATGATGCTAGAGAATATCTTTCTAGTGTTCAACCAAAAGATGGTCATGTAACATTGACTGTTGATGGAGGAGGATGCGCTGGGTTCACTTATAGATGGGGAACTACAGATGACCATAAACCCGAAGGTTGGATTGGAGTAGAAAATATATTACTTGTTGACCCAGTCTGTGAAATGTATATAATAGGAAGTACTATCGATTATAATAAATCAATCGAAGGCTCAATGTTAACTATAAAAAACCCAATGGCAACAGCTAGTTGTGGGTGTGGAGAAAGTTTTGGAGTATGAAGCTATTAAGAATTGACTGGAAGGGCAAGATTGGTTATGGTGATGTTGTCTCTCCAATCTGTTATGCTCATGCAATGGCCCAAAAAAATTGTTGTGATGTAGAACTTATATTTCATTGGCCTGATAAGAAGGGTGCAAAATATAAGAAAGAAGATCCAGAAAGTCTACATGATAGAACAAGACAGCTTGCGCAGATGGTTAAACCAATTGACTATCATCAAGTAAAAATTAATCATAAATTTGAATCTAAACTAAAGTTTAATCACAGCAATTATGATGACAGTGATATGTTTCATAACTTCTGGTATGCTGCTCAAAAAAATACAGATACAAGTAAACCATACATTGCAATGAATACAACTGCTAACCACCAACAAACATTAGAAGAATATGGTGGTAAAAGTAAGACATGGAAAGATCCTGTTGGGCTAGTTAAGTGGCAAGCCTTAGAGCAAGAGATTGCAAAGGAGTGGGGTATGGAAGTAAAGCATGTTGATTACTCTACACCATTGAAGGATGCTATTGACATATATAAAAAGTGCTTCATGGCTATTGGCTATCATGGATCAACTATGTGGCTAGCAAGATATATGAGATGTCCTATGCTTATCTATTCTGGTAAGAAAATAACAGCAAAATCATTTCAGTGGGCTATAGTAGAAAATAAATTAGAAATAAGAAATCTTATTAGTAAGAATCCATTAGAATTAAGAAATAAATCATTAGATAGATTAGGTGAGTTAAATGACCAATTTGAACAATACCTCAATATCCCAAATTTACATAGGTTACGAGGAAAGAGAACATGAAGCGTATAAGGTATGCAAACATACTATAAAGAGATTTGATAGCAATCTAATTGAAGTTATAAAATTAAGATCTCAAGATATACCAGAGTATAAAAGAAACTGGGGTGAACCTCAGTCGACAGATTTTACATTTACTAGATTCTGGGTACCATACCTTTCTAAGTTTGAAGGATATAGTATCTTTGTTGATTGTGACTTTCTTTTCTTAGATGATGTACAAAAACTGACTGAATATATCAACCCTGATTTAGCTGTTAGTGTAGTACAACATCCTTCGTATACACCTCATACAGAAATAAAAATGGATGGTGTTGCGCAGCATAGATCATTTAGAAAAAACTGGGCATCATTAATGGTATTTAATAATGAACATCCTTCTAATAAAATACTAACACCTGATTATCTTAACAACCATAAACCTGGTATAGACTTTCACCACTTTAAATGGTTAAAGGATGAAGAGATAGGTTCAATACCTTTAGAATGGAATTGTTTAGATGGTTATTATGATTTGAAGTATCCAAAAGCTATACATTATACAGATGGTGGACCTTGGTTTGATGAATATAAAGAAACACAATATTCACAATTATGGTCAATAGTTAAAATAGGAATAGATCGTGATGAATAAAATAACATTTAGTATGACTTACTATGGTCAGATAGAGCGCCTACAATTCCAACTTGATTTTTTTAGTGGACAAGATCAACAAGTAAAAGATAATGTAATATTACAAATAATTAATGATGGATATAATGATGCAGGATTATTTGAAACTGTTTGTCAATCTTATCCAGACTTAAATATAAAAGCATATAGTGCAACTAAAGATGTAGGTTTTAATAATCATGGTTGTAGAAACTTAATGATGCTTGA